TTGTCACCACTTTCTCTTCTTTAATGCCCGCCACCAACACCACTAAACTATGGGCTGACTACATCTACCTAGACACGGATGAACGCAGACGCTTTGCTCAAGTATCTCACGAATACCTTATTGAACAAGTTCAGTTCCAGGCAGGTGGCACAACAGGCACCTCCACCGAACTAAACTTCAACCACCCTGTTAAAGAATTAGTATGGACTGGTGGATGGGAATCTGGCAATCTCCCAGCTCTCGTGGCAGGTGATTATCAACTTAAGTTAAACGGTCACGACCGCATGTCGGCTCGTCCCCTTAATTATTTCACCAAGCAGCAGGTCTGGATGAACCACACTGGTCCTGGATCCATTGGGACGACCGCGGGCATAGGTGGATCTGCGGATACTATTGCGGTTTACTCGTTTGCCCTCAAACCTGAAGAACATCAACCATCTGGAACATGTAACTTCTCCCGCATTGATAACGCGCAACTAGTTGGTCCAAGTGACTCCCGTGATGTTTTCGCAGTTAACTACAACGTCCTCCGCATCATGTCGGGTATGGGTGGTCTTGCTTACTCGAACTAAATTATTAGATATTTATACTATAATTAAATTTTTTTAAGTTAAGTTTTATATTCTATTTTTAATTTTTTCTTTATATTTTTTTCTAAGTATAAAGTATAAATAATATGGGGGGAGGATTAATGCAACTTGTCGCTTACGGAGCCCAGGATATATACCTTACTGGTAACCCTCAAATCACTTTCTTTAAAGTTGTCTACCGCAGACACACTAACTTCTCAATGGAATCCATTGAACAGACCATTAACGGTTCTGTTGGTTCCGGTTCTCGTGTAACTTCGACGATTTCGCGCAATGGTGACTTAGTCTACAGACTTTTCTACGAAGTTGCGGGGAATTTAACTTGTACTGCTGGATCAAGCCCGGGCACTACCGATACCTTCTACGGAAACCCAGGTGCTCTTGTATTTGATAATGTAGAGGTTGAAGTAGGTGGTCAGAGAATTGACCGTCAAACTGGTCAGTGGATGCATGTATGGTCTTCTTTAACTCAGAAAAATGAATCAAGAGTTCTAGGTTCCGCAGGACTCCACCGGGGAGTCAGCGCCGGATCATCTGGAACTCTTTTCCAAGAATTAACTGCTATCGGTACTGCGGCTTCCACAGGGTCCGCCGCCGCTGATGATGGCAGTGGTGGCACGGAGACGCTACTTATTCCTTTTAACGCAAAGGTCCCCCTTCAGTTCTGGTTCTGTAGAAACCCTGGTCTTGCTCTTCCTTTAATCGCACTCCAGTACCACGAAGTCAAGATTGTTACATCATTCACGACTCACATGCCCGCCACCAACACCACTAAACTATGGGCTGACTACATCTACCTAGACACGGATGAACGCAGACGCTTTGCTCAAGTATCGCACGAATACCTTATTGAACAGGTCCAGTTCCAGGCTGGTTCAGCGAGCGGAGGAAGCACCGAATTAAATTTCAACCACCCCGTCAAAGAATTAATCTGGACACGTGGTTTTGATACGGTTGATGCGGCCAACGGGAATGATCTATATAAAGGTATCCATCAAGATTTAACATCTGGTGACTATCAACTTAAGTTAAATGGTCATGATCGTTTTTCGGCACGTCCCCTTAATTATTTCACCAAGCAGCAGGTATACATGCACCACACTGGTCCTGGTGATTTAGGATTCACCATAGGAACCACCAAGGTTGGTGCTTCGGGAGATGGTATTGCTGTTTACTCGTTTGCCCTCAAACCTGAAGAACACCAACCATCGGGGACATGCAACTTCTCTCGTATTGATAACGCTCAACTAACTGGTCCTGCCGAAGCACGCGATGTTTTCGCAGTCAACTACAATGTCCTCCGTATCATGTCAGGTATGGGTGGTCTTGCTTACTCGAACTAAAGTAATATTTTACATTTAATTTATTTTTAAATATAAAACTTTTTAAAAATCTAAAAGAAAAATTTTAGAATATATTTATTTTCCAACCATGGAGTTATTTATAAATTTTCTCATTAAATTTATTTTTCTCCCTTCTGTTGGCGCATTGTTTATCTGAAATAACCCTTCACTTGATACATTTTCCAATATAACTTTTTTATCTCTATCATAAATTTGTGCCCCTTGATGCTTTATTAAGGTGACTCTACGGTGTGTGAGAACACCTTCATCTTCAGTCTGAGAAGATTCTTCAGAAACAACTCTTCCTGCTTCTGCTTCCGCCTTCGCAGCCTCTTCAGTAGCAACTCTTTCTGCTTCAGCCTTCGCAGCCTCTTCAGTAGCAACTCTTTCTGCTTCAGCCTTCGCAGCCTCTTCAGTAGCAACTCTTTCTGCTTCAGCCTTCGCTTCTTCAGCAGCAACTCTTTCTTCTTCTGCCTGAGCAGCTTCTTCAGCAGCAACTCTTTCTTCTTCTGCCTTCGCCGCTTCAGCAATAACTCTCTCAGCTTCAACCTTCGCAGCTTCTTCAGCAGCAACTCTTTCTTCTTCTGCCTTCGCAGCTTCAGCGACAGCAAGTTCGGCAGCAACCCTTTCCTCCTCTGCTTTAGCAGCCGCTTCAGCAGCGAGTCTTTCCTCTTCTTCATTATTTTCTTCAACATTTCCTTCTATATTGCTTTCTTCACCGTTACCAATATTTGTTAAATCAAGTGTTTGTTCTTCTTCTGCCATTTATATTGTATAAATATATTTTTATTTTATTTAAAACTTTCTTATATAAAATATATAAAATGAGTAAAGGGTTTACAAACCTAGGTAACACATGCTATATGAATGCTGCTTTACAATGTTTATGTCATTTACCACAATTAAACTTAGACTGTAATGATTTTATAAAGGATATAAAAAAAAGAAGTAGTAAATCAGATGTTTCGGTTATGAAACAATTATTAAATTTACAACATGCTGTATGGGGGGTGGAGGAAAATAAAGTTGTTTCTACAAAAGGGGTTTTAGAAAGTTTCATAAAACAGTGTAATAAAAGCGATGTTTATTTTGAATCATTTCAACAAAATGATACAAATGATTTTTTAAATACATATATGGATTTTCTCCACGAATCAATTAAAAGAAAGGTAAATATATCAATTACAGGAACACCAAAAAATAATTATGATAAACTTAAACTTAAAAGTATAGAAACTTGGAAAAATTTTTTTGAGAATAGTTATTCTTATATAATTGTAAAATTTTATTCACAACTATTAACATTGACAACATGTCCGAATTGTGAGTATTATACATCTAATCATGAACCTATCATGAGTATAACATTAACATTAAAAAATGATTATAAAACATTATATGATTGTTTAAATGAATTTACAGAAAAAGAAACACTTGATGTTGAAAATAAATGGACGTGTGATAAATGTAATTGCAAGGTTCAACCTAATAAAGAAATTAAGTTTTGGAATTTATCGGATGTCTTAATTTTATCAATTAAGACATTCAGATTAAACAAAAAAATTGAAAAACATATAGATTTTCCAGAAGAACTAAAAATGAATGATTATTGTATTAATAATAAAGGGGATTTAACATATACTTTATCTGGAATATGTATTCATGGAGGTGGATTACATGGTGGTCATTATTATGCTATGTGTAAAGATCATATAGAAAATAAATGGAGGGTACATAATGATACACACGTTACAGAAACTACATTAGAAAATGTTTTATCACAAACACCATATTGTCTATTTTATATAAAGAAAAGTTAAACACGCACCCATCTTTTACCTTTTGAATATTTTTTATTCTCCCATAAATTACCATCTTTACCTTTCATTGTTATATTAAGAGGGGTGCATCTCGCACAATAACCTAAACCTTTTGGACTGGGTTCTTTTCCTGTAAAGTGTGCCTTAACACTTTTATTACACGTTAAACATTCATAGTTCCCAGTTAATCCCTTAAGTTTACGTTTTGTTAATTGTCTAACCTTAACACGTCTGTTTTGAGGGGATTTACGTGCTGTTCTACGTGAAGACCGAAGTGCTGTTCTACGTGAAGACCGACGTGCTGTTCTACGTGAAGACCGACGTGCTGTTCTTTTGGCAGTTCTACGTGCTGTCTTTCTCCTTGATTTTCTTTGAGCAACTGTTTTTCTCAAACTTCTACGTTTTGTCCGCTTACGTGGTTTTTTATCATCTTCTTTTAAAAAATCAGAGAATGATTTCGCCCCTGCTACTTGAAAAAAAGAAGAAAAAATACTTGTCATTATATAATAATATATTACATTATTATTTCATCTGAATACATAAATTCGTCTTCTTCATTATTAATATCATCATCATAAAAATATGTGATATGGTTTAAAAATATTAATAAATCATCTGTTGTAATACCTCTTTCTTCAAGTAAAATAGTTCCATATTTTTCACTTATATCAAAATACATACTTACAATATCAGATGTAAAATACATATCAATCATATCACATGATTGATTGATGAATAAATGTTTGTTGTAAATAAATATATAAAAATACTTAAGTGTTTCATTGGGAGAATAATTTAAATATAGTTTATTATTAGTTTCTAACCAATCGTATAAAATAGAGAATACATAATTAATATATTCTTTATTTGTATTATCAGAGAATTTAGATATTTTATTCTCCAACCATAAATTTATCTTACTCATTTAATAAAAAAAAGAAATATAAAACTTATTTTTAACTCATTTAAATTAAATTAATTATTTTTCTTTCAAGTTCTTCAAATGGGATTGATGTATCAATATAGACTATATTACCTGGTAAATTTAAATTCCCTGTTTCGGATACATGTTCCATATTTTGAATATGATCTTTATAATTTTCGGGATATAGTTGTGTTATTCTTCTAATCCTTACATCTTTCGGTGTTATTAAGGAAATAAATGTCCAATCTTTTAGATAGTCTGCTTCATTTTGAAAACGCAGGTCATCAATGATACAATTACTTTTATCATCATTTTTTATCTCATTAATAACATATTTAGCCCATACATCGGGGTCTATTTCTCTCATCTTACTGGCAACATTAATTAAAAGGGTTCTATCTTTACCCTCCATATTAAATAAATCGCGAGAAATATCTTTCACCTTTCCACCAAAAGAATATGTTTTATAATCACTATTATGTTTCTTAATTATATCAGAAATAGTTGTTTTTCCAGAGCACATCGGACCATGGATGGCAAATTTCATCAATATTATTATATTATATTATATTGATTTTTTTAAATATTTACTTTAATTTTATATCCCTAAATCTACTTCACCATTAACATTTCCATCTTCATTTGTCCCACCTTCCGTATCTGGTTCAGGAATGGGGTCAACCCCTTTAGGATCTCCAAACCAATTTTCTCCGTCGGTTGCCATATTTATCATATGTACACCAAGGATACTCCCAGCAATTACAATACCCCATTTTATTACCGCAATAAATATTTTACTTCCAGACGAAGATTGTAAAGAGGAGCATCCAAACCCAGCGATAAAGAAAGATGAAATAAGGAAAACAATCATAGTTGTTATTTGAGAAAAGTATATTGCCCTTAAAAACTTATCTTTTACATTTTGTTTTTTATTTTTCAAATATTGATATGAATTACTAATTACATTTATGAGTATTATTACAATACCAGTATATAGTGATAATGTTCCAAAACTAGTTGAACTTATTTTTCCAACTGTCCCCTTAAATATTCCGTCACCGCCACCTTTTTGACCTCCAGTATTAAACTTTCTTCTTATATATGCACCCGCAAATACAAATGTTGATAAACAAATTACAACATATAACATGAAATCTTTAAATTCTTCCCTTCTTTCTTCAACCGTTGTTCCAGCATATTCTACTTTACGCGTCCATTCTCTAACACCTACAATTACAATGTATACCAGTGATGTAAATATCCATAAAAGTCGTTTTGCATTTAAAAAACCCCCCGAAGTATTCACGCAAAAGAAACTTTCATTTAAATCACCATAAGCATTATTTAATACAATATTAATAGCACCAATAACTATCATTAAAGTAAAATATTGTATAAATACTCTTGAATTTTGTAGATTCTCCATTAAAGATAGTTCTTCAGACATTTATATATAAATAATAAATATAAAAAAAAAATATATATTCTTTTATAATGAAGTTGACTAATATAAGGTATAATAATAATTTCGTTATTTCTGAAGGTAATAAATTTTATCATTCTGATATAAATAAAGGAATATATGAAAAATACATAAAAGATAAGAAGTCTTTTAAATTAAAAGACTATAAAGGGGATGATATTACTAAAGGACTAAACGGTTTAATGAAAGAATACAATACATATTCTCATGTGAATTTTTACGGATTTAATGTTCAATCTGGTGGAGCATGAAATAAAGGGGGTGTTGTTCCACCCCCTGCTCAAACCGGTGGTGGATGAGGTATGAAAACCGAGCATCAAACCGGTGGTGGATGAGGTATGGAAACCATGCATCAAACCGGTGGTGGATGAGGTATGAAAACCGAGCATCAAACCGGTGGTGGATGAGGTATGGAAAAGGTATAAATTATACGAATTGTTTAATATTTGTCATGTGACGGATATATTCTTAAATACTGAATATAACCTGAGATGGATAAAATTATTATTAAATTTGAAAGTATATAAAAAGATATTAATAAATAAATAAAAATGTTGTTTGAAAAGATGAATCTTAAAATGAAAGTCCATGGTAATGAAACACTCCGCGAAACATACACAAATACATATAGTAATATTTCGGGGGATGCGGGTATAGATCTGTTTGTTCCCAGTAATATAACTATTCCGGCAAAATCAATTGGTTTTAAAATTGACCATGAAGTTTCTTGTGAAACAACTATTATGGATACACCAGTTTCATTTTATTTGTATCCTCGTTCATCAATGGGTGGTAAAACCCCACTTAGAATGTCAAATTCAGTTGGTATTATTGATTCTGGATATAGAGGTCGCCTAATTGGTATGGTAGATAATCTTTCAGATGAAGATTATGTAGTAGAGCAGGGGTCAAGATTGTTCCAAATATGTCCACCAACACTAAATAATCCAATCATACTTAATATAGTACAGGAACTTAGTGAAACAGAAAGAGGTGAGGGTGGTATAGGTAGTACTGGTTCTTAAATTATTCTTCTTTAGGAGTTTCATCCTCTTCTTTAGGAGTTTCATCCTCTTCTTTAGGAGTTTCATCCTCTTCTTTAGGAGTTTCATCCTCTTCTTCATTTGAACTTTCCTTCTCAATTTTTTCTAAGATAGTTTTTAGTTCTTTAATAGTAACTCCAACTGGTATTAATTCATCTGGATGCCAGGTCGCTCTATTATTTGCTACTAATAAGATATTATATATTTGTTTTATGTAGGATACTGGTAGTCTAACATTTAATTCTTTTTTTTCAGGTATTTGTTCCATTTTATATAATGACATATAATAATTTTTTAAGTTTTAAACTAAATATTTTTATTTATTGTAGATTAGATATGGATGATAAATATATTATAAAAGATACACGTGATCATACAAAATTCAAAGAATTAACATTTTCTGGTTTTAAAAAGACACAGGTAATTAACGCTGTATTTAAAAATATAGAAGCAAAAAAGATAGAAGGGGCGTGTCATTGGACAACTGAATCTATCATTTCGGGATATGCAAATGTTTTGTGGGAAAAATTATTAATATATTCTTCTAAAGTGGTTCATATTAATAATCCAAAAATTCCACAGTATATGTATAATAAAGATATGGTATATAGAAATCAATTAAAATTATTAGATCCAAAAAATAAAGATAGATTTATACTTTTAAGAAATAGTCAAATGATAAGGAATCTTTTTTTTGATGTTGTTACAACATTAACATCTTCATTAAAAACAAAAAAATATGATAAGTATTCTAAAATAAATATTACAGAAGATTTTAAGTATGAAAATATGAAAAAAAGGTTATGTTGTGAAATGAATATATTACCCGATAGTATTATGAGATTTAATGATCCAGATGAAATAAAAATAATATTAAATGAAATATTTACGATGTCAAAAAATAAACAGTTTGGATATGATAGATGTTGTTTTTGGATACTCTGGTTACTTAAATGGGAAGGACAACATAAAAAGAAGAATATAAAATGGACTGTAGAGTATCGTGATGTAAAAGAGGTTGATAAAAAATTAAGATCAAATGTTATATGGATTATATGGGATATTATAAATGAAGAGTTAAAATCGCGAGATGAAAATGTGAGGGCACAAGTATCCTACTTATATAAATTGTATACAACTGATTATACTCTTGGAAAAAGGAATACTAGATTACCATTGTTATTTCACGCATTTGGATATTTAACACATGATATAAATTTTTCAGTTCCTATAAGGACAAATTTTAAACTTTTTATAGAAGTTCAATGTAATGTGAATAAAATGTTTGGTGCTAAAAAAAAAAGTGAAAAAATTGAAGAAATAAAACCAGTTCCTAAAAAACTTAAAAAGAAAGAAACGGTTGATGTGGAAATAATAAGGGATAAAATAAGTATATTCAACGAATTAGATAATCTTTAAGATCTGCGTCTAGCATTACTTCTACGGACAGTACGTCTAGCATTACTTCTACGGACATTACGTCTAGCATTACTTCTACGCGCAGTGCGGTTAGCAGATCTACGTGTGGCAGATCTACGTGTAGTGCGGTTAGCAGATCTACGTGTAGTGCGGTTAGCAGATCTACGTGTGGCAGATCTACGTGCTCCACGCCTTGCTGCTCTACGTTTACCTCCGTTTTGTAGTTGATTACCAGGTTGTCTAAGTGCCTCTAATGCGGCCGCATGTTCCAGGTTAGCAGAGTATTCTCCGGGAGTTTGTCCAACGGGATTTCTCAGCATACGAATCCTTCTACCATTTGCCATCTCAAATGCTGCCTCACCCGCTGCCCGCGCGGGTAGTGCTACAGCATTCACAGCTCCCCGGGCGACGCGTTGAGCGGCAGGTAATAATAGAGTCTCTGAGGTGCGGCGTGCAGAGGAAGCAGCATCCGATAGAACATTACTAATTGGAGTCATTACTCTACTCGCAAGTCCAGCCGCAGATTCTTGCAACTCACGCGTTCTCAAGGAAGTTTGTCTAACACTAGCATTTGTTTCCATATCGTTCGCTAATTGACGCAACCTAGCGACCTCCGTTAACATTGTATCAATCTCTTGTTGTTCCCTTTGGTTGGGAGTGGGTTCATGATATGTTTCTCCAAAATTCCAATTAGGTGGTGCTGGATTGTCTCTTGTAAAGGGGTATTCCCGCGCGCGGCGGGACCATCCTTCCCTGGGGGTATCTGGGACATCTTCTTCATTTTGTTGAGCTTCCTCTTCTGCATCCAACATATTTCCAACATCCTGTAACTGTTGTTCTGCGCTATCGTTAACTTCCTGAATTTCTTGTAGTGAGTTAATAGAAGAGGGTTCGGGTTGATCGCGTTCTGGGATAGGTGGTGCAATAGGTTGTTCCGAGGCAGCGGCGGGTCCACGTATTGTTCTCTGTCTATTACGACTGGGTCCTGGATTACTTTCTGGATCTTCAAGCTCTGATCTACGTCTTCTACGTGTTGCGGGCATTATATTATAATGTAATATTTTATTTTAACCAGAACATGATTCACATGGTTTTTCTGGTTCAAGGGTAAATTGTACTGCTCTTGAACTTGGTCTTGTTCTAAGGTAATACATACCTGTTTTTAATCCTCTTTCCCATCCATAAAAATGCATTGATGAAAGTCTTTTAAAATTAGGAGATTCTACAAAAAGATTAAGACTTTGTGATTGACAAATAAACGCACCACGGTCTGCCGCCATATCTAGGATATGTTTTTGCTTTACTTCCCATGCTGTCTTATATCTTTCGCGTATAGTTTCTGGAATTTCCTTTATATTTTGTACAGACCCATCGTTTAATATAATCTTATCTTTCATTTCATCACTCCATTTATTAATTTCAATAAGTTCTCTAACCAGATATTCATTGATAACCATAAATTCTCCCGCAAGAACCCTTCTAGAATATATATTTGAAATAACGGGTTCTATACACTCAAAATTACCAAGGATCTGAGATGTAGATGCTGTTGGCATAGGGGCGACAAGAAGACTATTTCTAACACCGTATTTTTTAATATCTTCCCTTAAAGTATCCCAATTGTGTAATGTATTATCAACTTTTACACCCCAAAGATCATGTTGAAGGGAACCTTTATGAAGAGGGGAATTAATGTATGTTGAATAAGTTCCTAAGTATTTATCTCTGTCTAATTCGCCATCAATGGGTCTTAGTTTTTTGTTTAGTTTACGTAAAACATCTTCTGAAACAAATTCTTCACTATCTGATGGATTAAATGAACGGACTCCTTTCTTAAAAGTTTTCATGTCTTCTTCTCTATCTCTAGAGAGTTCCATAGATGCTTGAAGGGAACCATAATAAATACTTTCAAATATTTTACGATTAATATCTTTAGATTCGTCGGAACCAAATTCAGTTTTCATTTCATAAAAAACATTTGCTAGTCCCTGGACACCTAATCCAATAGGACGGTGCCTACGGTTTGAACGTTCTGTTTCTGGTATGGGGTAAAAATTATAATCAATGATTTTATTTAAATTGTAAGTTAGTATTTTCGCTAAATTCTTCAGTTTTTGATAATCAAATGTTGGTTTTGCCCACTGAACAAGTTCGCTATATCCTCCGATATATTCATCGTTTGAATATATTTGTGGAAACACTAGTTTTTGTGGTAATCTTTCATCATCTAAATTTAGTTCGCGATAATCAATTTCACTATACTTAATATTTTTATTCTCACATAATTGTTTTGAATAAAGACAATAATTACAATTCGGTTTTGTATAAATGTTAACTTCCACTTCACTAAAATCTTTTTGAACAATACAACCTGGTAGTGATATAGAAGCAAGATTACACACTGCTGTTTCTTCATCATTAGAATATTCTATGATTTCCGTACAAAGATTTGAAGATTTAATTGTTCCTAGATTATTCTGATTTGACTTCTTATTACAAGCATCTTTGTAAAGTAGATAAGGCGTCCCTGTTTCAATTTGTGATGTTAAAATAGCAAACCATAATTCCTGAGCATTCATCTGCTTTCTAAACTTACCTTCTTTTTCATATTTCATATAAAGTTCTTCAAACTCACTCCCGTAGCAATCACTTAAACCAGGTGATTCATGAGGACACATCAGTGACCATTTTCCATTTTCTTTTACACGTTTCATAAACAAATCTGGTATCCATAATCCATAAAAAAGATCCCTCGCCCTATCATGTTCATTTCCATGATTCTTTTTTAGTTCTAGAAAATCTTCAATATCAGCATGCCACGGTTCTAGGTATATAGCAAATGATCCATTCCTTTTTCCACCACCTTGATCAATATATCTCGCGGTATCATTAAAAACCTTAAGCATAGGAACAATACCATTGGAATATCCGTTTGTTCCTTTTATAAAAGAACCATTTGAACGGATATTATGAATATGTAAACCAATACCACCAGAATACTTTGAAATAAGTGCACAATCCTTTAGAGTATCGTATATTCCTTTAACGGAATCTTCTTTCATTGAAAGAAGGAAGCAAGAGGCAAGTTGTTCACGAGTTGTCCCGGCATTAAAAAGTGTAGGTGTCGCATGAATAAAATCCTTATTAGAGATATGGTTGTATGTTTCAAATGCTTTTTCTAGATTATCACGATGTATACATAATGCTACTCTCATAAAAAGATGTTGTGGTCTCTCAATAATTTCTCCATTAATTCTTAGAAGATAACTTTTTTGAAGGGTCTTAAAACCAAAGAAATCAATATTATAATCATTTGATTCTTTTATTTCATTATCAATTAAATCTTTATTTTTTGTGACTAGTTCATAAAGATAATCTTGGAGAATATTTTCAGAGTGTAATTTTTCAACCACTTCAGAAAACTTACAAGAAGTGCTTTTTATATGATTAGAAATAACAATGCGACTTGCTAAAATAGCATAATCTGGATTCTTTGAGTAGAGTGAAACAGCCGTCTCCGAAGCAAGTTCATCCAACTTACTTGTTTTTACACCATCGTGAATTTCGGTACACACTTTCTGAGCAATTAATACTGGATCTATATTAATTTTATTAATAAATTCTTCTCCAGAACAAAGGAGACGGATACGGTTAAGGATTTTGTCAAAAGAAACTTCTTCTGTTTTTCCATCCCTTTTTTCAACAAGCATTGTATTATATTATATATATATTATTGGGGTGATTTTAAGTATTTTATTTATGATATTATTATATATGATCCTTCTAATACTCATTTTACTAGTATGTTACGTCTCATTAATTTCAAATAAAAATAATATTCCAAATATCATACATTTTATTTTTGGTCTTAAACCCCAAACCGATGAATTCTTATTTATTTATTATTTATCCGTTTTGAGTGCTTACATTGTAAATAAACCTAATAAGATATATTTTTATTACCATTATGAACCATATGGAAAATGGTGGAATAGATTAAAAGATAAAATACCAGTTATCATTTTTGAAAAGGTTGGATTACCAACACATATCGGTAAAAAGGAAATAAAACATTTCGCCCATAAAGCAGATTGGATAAGAATGAATAAATTATATGAAAGAGGGGGAATATATATGGATATTGATACTATTTCAGTGAGGAGTTATAAACATATGTTAACTAATAATACAGTCCTTGGTTATGAAATAAAAAAAGATAATCTTATATGTAATGCGGTTATGATGACAGTACCATATAGTGCTTTTTTTAGATTATGGTTAAAAGACTATGAAAAAGAATTTAAACCAGATGGATGGGGAGAAGCATCAATATATTTACCTGGTAAAATAAATAATAAATACCCTAATTTAGCAACTGTCTTTTCAGAAAATACTTTTTTTAGACCCTATGCGACAGAAGGTGATGATATATTTGAAAAAAATCTAGATATACATCCCGATTTAATAACACTTCATTTATGGGAATCATATACAATTAAATATTTAAATGATATAAAAGATTTTGAATGGATAAAAGATAACAATAAAACACTTTATAGTAAGATAGTATTGTTAAATATAAAAGAAAATTATATTTAAAAACATATCTATTTGATTTAGAATGAACGAAAAATTAAGTGAAGAAATAATTGATTCATTTAATAAAAAGACATTTATAAAAGATTGGTTATCACATAAATATAAAGAAAAATCATTAGCGTTATATGGACTTCCTGGAACAGGTAAGACAACTATAGCAGATTATATTTTAAAAGACTGGGTTAAAGTATATATTAAAAGTGATTTTTGTAGGTCATCTAATAGTTTTGTAGATTACCTCAATGATACTTTATACAAAAAAAGTATAACTATGATGTTTAATGAAAAAATTTACAAATCATTAATAATAGATGATATCTATTACATTCAAATAAATGATAAAAAATTATTTAAATCAATCATACAATTTTCTAAACAAAAAAATATAAATAATCCGATTATTTATATTTTTAATACCATTAACAAGAATTCAAAAATAATTATAAATAAATGTTTCCCATTTAAAATAGAGTATACAACTAATTTCTTAACTTCAATTGTGGAGAAATATTTCTTGAATAATTTTGATAAAAAAGATATCTTTGATTTGGTTTCTAATTCCAATTGTAATCTTCATAATATAAAAGTAAATATTCAATTTTATAAAGATAATTTTTCAGAAATCAACGTTTATGATAATATTAATGAAGAACTATCTGTCCACATCAATAATATTATAAAAATGAAAAATATAGACGAAATATACAAAAATTCATATAGCGATTATATGGTAATCGGTATGAATCTTCTTGATAGTATACATGAATTTTTAAAAACGAATACAAAATTATCTAAATCGGAAAAAATAAATATCATCTATGAAATATATAAAAATAATAGTATTGCAGATTCAATATATAGAATATTAAATGAAACAAATGATTGGAATTCTATTGACCATATCTTAACATTTAATACCATTTCAACCATATATCACATTCAAAAAAATAAATTATCTCTAGAAAAAATACCATACACAAAATATATCAGTAAGAGTATTATTTTTATTCATAAAAATAAGGTTCTTAATACAAATATTGAAAATATAGAATACCTTTACGAATTAATTGAAAAGTATTTAACCAATAATGAAAAAAAAATATTTAATAAGATAAAATCATATATATCATATTTTAATATAGACATGACTGTCGCAGAGACCTTCTTAAAATATTTTAAAAACTATAATAAAGATAAAATTAAAATATTTTATTAACATATAGAATGACACAAATCAAAAGAACACCTAAAAAAATGAGAAGAAGAATGAAAGGTGGTGCTGAAGGGTCTCAAAATATAGAAGAAGAACTAGCAAAACAAGAAAGTATAAATGATGAGGTTGAAATAGAAATTGATCAAGAAAGGGAAAAGTTACAACAAGAAACGTTACAACAAGAAAAGTTACAAAAAGAATATGCTGAAAGAGAAATGTTAAGACAAAAAGAAATAGAACGAGAAAAAAAAGAGATAGAAAAAATAAAAATACAAATGGCAAAAGAATTACAAGAAAATGCTGAAAAAGAAAGGTTAGAAAAAGAAAGGTTAGAAAAAGAAAGGTTAGAAAAAGAAAGGTTAGAAAAAAAGGATCGTGTTAAAGTAAAACAATTATCTCTAGAAGAAGCAGATAAACAATGGGATAAAGCAAATACTGAATCCGTCCATGGTATTATTTGTAGAATGGAGATACCTAAAATATCTGATAGAAGAAGAAATACAAAAGATATTTTACTTCAAATAAACGAATTTTCTAAATATAAATTAAATAAGACTTTAACCTCCCCAAGTGAAGCAGGTGACGCGGTACAGGTAGGGGGTTTGTTCGATGGAAGGAAGGAGAAGAAAAGAGTTGCAGCTGAGGAAGAGGCTCTAAATGAAAAGGAGATTGCTAGAAAAAAAAAAGAAGAAGAAGAAGATGGTTTATTAAATTTATCAAAAATAACACTTGACATTATAATGGGTAGTGGAGAAAAACAAACTCTTGGTAAAGAGTATCTTAATAAAACATTATTATATTTTCATACAATTCAACCATTAATGGATTATATACAAGAAGATTTTGATGATATGAAAAAATTAATTGAAGATATTAAAGACAATAAAATATTAAAAATTGATGGTGGACAAGAACAAAAGGATTTTATTAAAATGTATAATGATCTCATTTTAGAGAACATGGATGGTGCCAACTATGCTATGCCTGGGTTCTTTGAGCCGCGCAAACCAACCTTTACCATGGATTTATATAATGAGTTCGAAGAAGCAAACTATATTACTTTTAATTCAAATCATCTGTCCACACTGAAAAATCGGAACGCCTCCGCGGTGAGAAATACCGTGCTCATCTCTGAAAAGAAAACGAATAACGAGGAACTAAATATAAAGAGACAGTATTTACTAGAGTTTATCTCTTATATATACATTACAAGAAAAAATGATATGGAAAGTTATCTTTATTATATAGAAAAAATGGGAGATTTGACTCAATACAACCCTAAAAAGTTACATGAAGGAGTGGAAACAACTGAAGGAGTAGTGGAAACAACTGAAGAAGTAGTGGTGACACAACCAGAATCAACCGGTCCAGAATCAACCGGTCCAGACTCAACCGAACCAGACTCAACCGATCCAGAATTACCCGAACCAGACTCAATCGGTTCAGAATCAGACGATTCAGAATCAGACGATTCAGAATCAGACGATTCAGAATCAACCGAAGCACCATCCCCAGCAGCCGCCCCTGAAAGAAAAATTGAAGGAGGATATGGTGGTCAATATGATAAGAGAAGAAGAACACCTGTTAAACGTCACCGTTAATCTATTTCTTTAATGTTTTTTTATATTCATCAAAATCTTTTTTTGTTAATTCATATCCCCAATGTAATAATACTTGTCTGATTACTGGACTTACAGAAGGATCGCTATATTGTTTCCCCTTTTTAATGATTTCATTCATTAATCTGCGTCTAAATCTACCATTAGGACCTGTCAATTTTAACCATCTATCAATTTGTCTTTTATCATCGTTTGTTCTTCTCCCTCTATAAAACCGACAGTACCATTGAAACCATCCATATGGATCTTGTTTATCCATCCAACCACTCTTTTCCCAATCTTCTAGAGAAGAACCACATTTTACACCATATTTATTTACTTTTTTATCATATTTTTCTGATATAACTTCTTTTTCTATATCTATACCATTAAACCACGTTTTTGGATATTCAGATATAACTTTTTTACCATTATAATTCTTATCTGTAACAGATGAATAAATTGGACGGAAATATGTTCCTCCAAAAGCACCATTTTTAAATACATCTTTAGGAGATACATTTGGTTTAAAATCCGGATAATCTTTAAAAGATCTCATATATATTATAATTGAATATAAAATTATAGAATGAACATGGTTTAAAATATTGTATATTAATATAGATGACTGTCGTTACTAGAAAAAGAACAATAAGAAGAGATAACCGTAGAAGAAATAATACCCGTAGAAGGTCTACACTTAGAAGAGATAACCATAGAAGAAATAATACCCGTAGAAGGTCTACACTTAGAAGAGATAACCGTAGAAGAAATAATACCCGTAGAAGGTCTACACTTAGAAGAGATAATCGTAGAAGATCTACACTTAGAAGAGATAATCGTAGAAGGACTACACTTAGAAGAGATAATCGTAGAAGATCTGTAAGAAAAGTTGAGAGAGGCAAATTAAACAAATGCAATTCTATAAAAAAGAGTAATGAAAATGAAACTGGAATAAATGATAAAGAAAAAATTAAAGATAAAGATGTAAACGTATTTGTGATTAATCTTAAAAAGCATGCTGACCGTTGGAAAAAATATAAAGGTAATCCTAACTATAAAAGATTCCCTGCTGTTATAGGTTCTGACCTACCCGCAGATAATGAATATTTAAAAGGAAAACTTGTTATGATGTGGAATGCGAGTGATAAACAAAGGAGAAATGTTGTTGGATGTTATTTATCTCATGTGAACGTTCTTAAACGGATTGTAAAACAAAAGTTAAACAAGACAATTATATTAGAGGATGATTGTCAAATCGATACAAAAGAATTAAATAAGATAGACCTTAATAAATTACCCCAGGATAAAATGATATATTTTGGAGGGACCCTTCGTTCAATGACATTCAAAACAAAGGGGTGGGACATCAATAGAACAAGAAAAACATTAGTATGTGATAAGAATAAATCAACACTTAATAAAATTGTTCCTGGTAGATTTAAGATAGGTGGGGCACATGCTTATTATTACCCAACATGGAAAAGTGCTGAAAATATTATAAAATATTTAGAATCAAAAGAAAGAGTTAGAGCGATTGATTCTGAACATGCTATAATTCAAAAAAATAATCCGGAATTATTAGACAGTTTTATGTATCCTGCTTTGGGTTATTTAGTATTAGAGCAGGCACAAAAAGGTTTTAGTGGACAATATGGTTTTGATCGTAATATGAAATACTATTAACTCATTAAAATAACTCTTATATTTAGTATTATTGTTAATAATAATATTAGAACAACAAATATAACAATACATAAAATTTTTATAAAGTAAGGATATAATTCTTTAATTACCTCTTTTATAACCGGATTTATTATTTCATCTTTTAATAACTCCATATTCTTTTCTTTTTTTATTTCTTCTTTAGTTTCATTTAAGAAATTATAGATAATCTGGTTAAAAGCCATTATATATAGGATAGATTCTAATTCCTTTAAAATAACAAATTACCAACCATTTAAAACTAAATTTGATATAATTAGTAAAATAAACCAAAATCTAATACAAGATGGGTATTAAAGGACTTACAAAAACGATCACTAAGTATTCACCAGAATCTATTACAAATGAAAACTTATACAAATTATCTGGTAAAAAGGTAGCAGTTGATGCTAGTTTAATCCTTTACCAGCAACTTTTAAAATCCCCTGGTAAGGTATTTAGAAATTCTAAGGGTCAAATAACATCACATATTACAGGTGTATTCTACAAGATTATGAATTATATATCATTAAACATTGAGATGATTTTCATCTTTGATGGTAAACCACCCAACAATAAACAAGATTGTATTAATCAAAGGAAAGAAAAATCAAGGAAAGCGAAAGAAGCATCCTTAAACACTACCTGTGAACAAGAAAAAGAAAAACTTGAAAAATCATCATTAAGATTAACAAGAGAAATGATTGACGAAGTTAAAAAACTATTAACTTATATGGGTATATCTTATATCCACCCGGAAGTTGGAGAAGGAGAAGCATATGCGAGTGAACTTTGTAGAATGGGTTATGTAGATTATGTCCTTACTGAAGATATGGATACTATGGCATATGCATGTCCCAAACTTATTCGTAATTGTATTGATAGAAGTCTTAAAAGAAAAGATATTGTATCAATATTTGATTATAATAAATTAATTAATGATATAGAACTAACACATGAACAATTCTTGGATTTCTGTATTCTTTGTGGTTGTGATTATTGTCCCATTGTTCCCAAAATTGGTAATGTTACGGCAATGAAACTTATAAAAGCACATGGAAATATTGAAACAATTATTAGCGAAACTTCTTCTAAATATGAATTTCCAGAAAATTATTTGAGTATTTTCAATGCTGGGAAAGAGAATTTTAAGATATTTATGGATAAAATAAACGTAAGTGATATAGATATTAAAACGAGTGAAAGAGATATAGATGCCCTCACATCATTTCTAATTACTGATATAGAAATGAGTGAAAAACGTGTTCAAAATTCTTTAAAAAAATTCCATAATAATTATAATGCTGGAAAATGAAAGTAGCGAAATGTGTGCGGTATGTTTATCTAGTATAAATGAAAAAGATAAATATAAATTAGAATGTGGTCATATATTCCATACTGAATGTATTATTAAATGGTTCAGAAATTCTAGTGGTCACTGTCCTTGTTGTTGGGATAATAAAAAGAAACCATCTTTTTATGGTGTTTGGGAAAGACCATATATAAATGCAAGGTGTAAAAGTTTAGAAAAATTTTCTAAAAAAGAAGACGATCAAAAACTTAAAAAACAAGTTGAAAAGTTAAATAAAAAACAAGAAGAATACGATACACTTTTTCAAGAAAGAAAAATTTTAAAGAAAACAGATGAATATATTTATATTATGAAGTCAGTGAATGATATCAATAAAAAAATATACAATAAAGATAGAACAATTATGAATATGAAAATAAAGTTAATTTCGGATTATCCGGTTGTCCTTACCAATTAAAATGCCAATACCATTTTTTTAACTATCTTGGGATTATTTTTTTCTATTTCTTCTTTTTGATGACTTTTCATATCAAATGTACAATTATGGGAATGCCTATTCATATGTTTGGGGCAAAAGTAATTATCACAGTTACATTTAAACTGTTCAAATAGTTTTAGTTTTTTATTACAGAATTGACATACTGGTTTAGTTTTCTTTATTTTAGGGACAACCTTTTCTTTATGTTCTTCCATGTTTTCCATTATTTATAAAATAGATTAATTTTCAAATTTATAAAAAAGTAAATCCATGTCCAGCAAATTTATTACCACCCCCTACTAATTCCAAATTATCTGATAAATCATCTACCCCTCCTCCCCCACTATTTAATAATCTTTTAAATTTATTTAATTCATTTAAATTACTTCCACCATTTTGTTTTTTTTCTTCATCGCTATCACTTGAATCATCGCTATCACTTGAATCATCGCTATCACTTGAATCATCGCTATCACTTGAATCATCGCTATCACTTGAATCATCTTTTACGATATTTTTACCAGACCAGGTCCCTACTTTTTTACCATCTTTCTTAAGAGTTCCATCTAACATATTATGTTCATAAATTTCTACATCGTCACCCTTTTTATATATTAATTTTTCCTCATTTAACATATCCCGTTCTATTTCAAACATTTCATCCTTATCACCTTCTTTATTATCATCAGTAAATTCTTTTTCCTTCTTCTTCTTTTTCTTCTTTTTCTTCTTCTTTTTTTTCTTTTTATTTTCATCATTTGATTCATCGCTTGATTCATCGCTTGATTCATCACTTGATTCATCACTTGATTCATCGCTTGATTCGTCGCTATCACTTGAATCTTCATTGTCATCCTTCTGGAGTTTTTTTACCTTTACTTTATTATCTTCTTCATAATCTTCATCACATTCATCTTTCCATCCACTTTTTTTACTATTGTATTCAGTGACATTTGTAAATCCTTTTTCTAATAAAGCAGACTTTATATTACTTGATGTTGGATTTTCATTTTCTTTTATAGAATAAACAACTATTGGTACTTTCTTTAAATCTATTTCTTTGAGTTCATCTTTGTTATCTTTCTCTTTACTTATATTCTTTAATAGTTGGTCCAAAACTTTAGGTTTATCTATAGAACCAATAATCTGTATTGATCCAGGAATATTGTATTCGTCTTTCTTACTCACCATACCATTAATAATTATATGATCTTTAGAATCAATCATTTCATTTAAATTATCTAAACTTATTTTACAATTTACTTCTATCGTCATCACTTTTTCAATATCCCATTCATTATTATCTTTTAAATATACAAAATGTAGGTGGGGGGCATAGATTGTCCCACCTACATTATAAGGTTGTGGACAATTTAAGACAAATTTTGCGAGACCATCTTTATCTGTCTTTATTAATCCTTTATTATCTAGTTTGTCATATGCTTCTTCAGCACTTTTTACATCTCCAAAACCCTTAGCAGTATCAGATGCCCAATAAAATATCCACTTATCATTGTAACTTATGTTTTCTTTTAATATTAATTGATTACCATTATCTTTCGGAAGATCTTCCTTCCACTTTTTTGTACCATCTTTTGGATGTGGTTTGTATTTATCCTTACAAACAAGGATTTTAGGGACAGATACATAAGGGGAAAAAGCATTTTTACTTCTACTATACCACTCGGGGATAGTGTCTTCTGTTTCAATAACACTTTTATCGCCTTTTTTACATGTATAACACGGAGGTTTTTTAGTCATTATTTAATATCATATATTATTTTTTTAGTTAATCTACGAAAAGATATCTTTCCATACTCCTTTTGTATGTGTCTTTACTAGTTTACTCGCATTTTTAACTATCTTTCTATATTCTCCATCTATACCCTTACTTATAATTTTATTAATTTCTTCTCCGATATTATCCGTGTAACCAACAACAAAACAATTAACACCATTTTTAAATGTATTTCCCTTCTCTACCCAATCTTTATGAAGTATAAGTGCACAATCGTGATATATTGCCTCCAAGAAAGTATATTGAGTTCCCCCTCCATCTCCAACAATGATAGACATATCAACGACAAAAGCACAGTTATCTAAAAGATCTTTATTTTCGTATTTCATTGGTAAGTTTTTAGGATATTTACCATTCCAATATTTTTCAAAATCCATATCTTTTAATTTATGATGAACATATAAACGATTCTCCGCACCAAAAAGATATATTTTCTTTGTATCGTCTAATAATTTATTTGCCTGTAATATATATTCAATATTTTTATCAAAATCAATTCGCGAGATACATAAAGAATAATAATTACATTTATCCCCTATAACATCTTTTTTATATTCAAAAAATGGATGTGGTAAGAAAGAACTTTCTTTTTTATAATTTTCCTGGAGGAATTTTTTAACACTTTCTCTTATTGTTATAACTTCGAAGTTATCTAGTAATTCCCTTAATTTATTTTGTTTTCCTTTTAATTCCGTAGGATCATGTATAACTACTTTTGTTCCTTTTGGAAATAATTCTAAATATTTCCAATAATGTTTATCAACAGCAGTAATTAATATATCATCTAACTCTAATAGTTCATCAATTCGCATATTACGGTATTGCATACCATATCCATAATCTCTTTTATTTGGTTCTGTCCGTTTACCTATTTTATATAAATCACCACTATACTTTAATGCTAAATGCGATGTAAATGTTACCCATCCACCATATATTGGTTTTGCCATATATACAAGATTCATTAATTATTTATTGATATAAATGATAAAATAAAATTTAAAAAAACGAGGTTACTACTATTTTTTTTATATCATTATTATTTCCACCTTTTAATTCAGCATCTATATCTTCACGCCCACCCTTTATTTTTACTTCTTTATCCCCTTCTTCTTTCTCTACTGGTTCTTCTTTAGGAGACCCCTTTACTGGTTCATCGTCTATATCTTCAATTTCTACTTTAATACCTTCATCATCTACTTTAACATCTTCATCATCTACTTTAACATCTTCACCATCTACTTTAACATCTTCACCATCTACTTTAACATCTTCACCATCTACTTTAACATCTTCATCATCTACTTTAACACCTTCACCATCTACTTCATCATCTACTTCATCATCTACTTTAACACCTTCATCATCTACTTTAACACCTTCATCATCTACTTGATCAATAATTACAATATCTTCATCTTTTTCATCCTTTAATTTTGGAAACTCTACCATATCTAAATCAGAAAGATCTAATACCAATGGTAGACCTTTTTTATTCTTACTTTTTTTCTTAGGTTTTGTTTCAACATTTTTAATTTCCTCTACATATTCATTTTGTTTTTTTATAAAATCACTTGTAAGAGTATATATATTATTAATAGGCACTATCCTAGTACTATTAATATATTCTTCCTTTCTTTTTTTCATAATTAAAGTTTTTTTTAAATTATAACTATTTAGAATCATGGTTCGTAATATATATATAGTATTATAATATTTTAATGTCTAAAGCGAAACCTAAGAATATATTAAAGCAATATGAAAATCAAAGCAATATTGAAGTTGGTTTAGATGAAGCTGGAAGAGGTTGTCTTTTTGGACCTGTTTGTATAGCAGGTGTAATCTGGCCAAAAGAAGACCCTGAAAATGCGATGGAAGTTAAAGATTCTAAAAAATGTTCCGAAAAATATAGAAATAAATGTTTTGATTTTATCAAAGACACATCCATTCAATATTCAATAAAAACATTAGATCATAAAGAAATTGATAAAAAAAATATCCTTCAATGTTCTATTGAAGGGATGCATTTATGTCTTGATGAAATTACTGAAAAACAATCTATTGATATGATACTTGTAGATGGTAATCATTTTAAACAATTTTACTCAAGTAAAATGGATGAATTTATAGAACATCAATGTGTAATTCAAGGTGATAATACTTACAAAAGCATTGCTGCTGCGAGTATATTAGCAAAAACATACAGAGATAATTATATAATACAATTGGTAAAGGATAATCCAGAATTAGAAAAATACGGAATACATAAAAATAAAGGATACGGGACTAAAGAACATATGGACGCAATAAAGAAATATGGTATTACAAAATGGCACCGAAAATCTTTCGCACCATGTAAACAAGTTGAATAATAAAGTTAATCAAAAGAAATAACTACCTTTTCAGAATCTCTATTTGTATTCATATCAATTTGTTGAGGTATTACCTGATAAAATAATGTTTTTTTACCATCTATATATTTTTCCTTTGACATTAATGTATAGTTTTGAATTTTAAGAAATTGTCTTAAAATTGTGATACATTTTTTCTCATTTAAATTTATAAGATATTTTTTCCCTTTACATGGAATATAGTATTTTATAAGATCATTATACATAATATTTATATTATCAACTGTTTTTAGATCAGATAAATTTTCTCTTGTAAAAGAATGATTGTCATCCATTCCTTTAATTCCAAAATTTTCTAAGATCTTTTCAGTTATTTGGATATTCGGAGAAACTTTAAATAATTGATTTTTTTGATTCTTCATATTTTATAATTTATTTTAATTCTTAGAAAAAATCTTAAATTTGAAGGATCATATTATAATAATAATAATAATTTGTATATGTGGGTGACTTGTTACAACTGTAATGGAATGGGTATTATCCCTATTAAGAAGGATGATACTATTATATGTAAAAAGGAAGATAAGGAAGAAAATTGTAGAGTATGCTACAAATACCGAATTACAGACGAATATTATCAATTTTATGGTCAATTATGGTGTGAAGAGGATTATGAAATCTCCAGTCCACCAACATCCCCATAATAATTAATCATTAATGTAATTTAAAAATAAAAAAAATACATATAATATATAAATGTCTTCTGATAAAAGATTGATAAATACATGGGATGTAATTGATACATTCTTCAGGGATACAAGTTATTACAAATCACAACACCAAATAGATTCATTTGATGAATTTATTTTTTCAGAAGAAAATGGTATAAGGAATATAATTAAAAGAGAAAATCCATTTATCATTTATAAAGGTCAAGATACAAATACAGGGAAGTTTGATTATGAAATGAGAATTTATTTCGGGGAAAAATTAGATGAAAATGGAGAAATTATTAATGGTGAAGAAAATATTTTTGTATCTTCTCCATCAATGTATGACAATGATAATATGAAAGAAATGTTCCCAAATGACGCTAGAATCCGTAATCTAACATACAAAAGTAATATTTTTTGTAATGTTGGTATTCAATATATTTTCCATAAAACAAATGAGAAGGATAAAATTGTAAACTTTGATAAAATAAATATTGGATCAATTCCTATCATGATTCATTCAAAATTATGTCTTTTACATAAGTTAGATCCAATTAAATTAAGTGATTTTGGAGAATGTCCTTATGATCAAGGTGGTTATTTTGTTATTAAAGGGAAAGAAAAAGTTATCTTATCTCTAGAAAAAAAAGTTAATAATATTCTTTATATAAATTCATCAAGTGATGATAATATAATACTCCAGGGTAATATTAAGTCTGTTTCCAATGAAGGGTTTCAATCTTCACGAACAAATAACATTAATTATGTAGTTAATAAATTACGTGAAAAAATAGATGGTAATACAGTAGTTAGATCGGATAAAACATTTAATGTTCGTGTCCTTGGTTTTGATGTAGAGGTTCCTTTATTTATTATGATGAGGGCACTCGGTTTCATTTCCGATAAAAGAATTTTATCACTTATTATTTATGATAATGATACTGATAAATTGAAAAACAAATTAATAGAATTAATACGTCCTTCTGTAAAAGCATCTCATCCGATATTTACGCAAAAATCTGCCTTTAAATTTTTATCGTTAAATACAAAGGGTAAAGAAAACTTCAATGTAATAGATCTTCTTAATAATAACCTATTTCCTAATTATGGCAATGATAATTTATCTAAGGGTTACTATTTGGGATATGTTGTTAGAAAGATACTTCTAACTCATATTGGATTATACCCCAATACAGATAGGGATTCATATGTTAATAAAAGAGTTGATCTACCGGGTTCATTATTATTAGAATTATATCGTGAATTATGGGGTAATTTTAAGAGAAATACATCATTAAGAATAGATGGTGAATATAAATTAAATTATGAATCAATAGATGCATCTGATATTACAAACATAATTAACGAATATAATGTTTCTAAAATTTTTGATAATAAAATAATGGATTCAATTAATAAATCTTTTGGAGCTAGATTTGGAACTGGATTATCTTCTAGACAGGGTATTGTTCAAGATTTAAATAGAAATGTTGCTTTAGGGACACTTTCTCATATTCGGAGATTATCAACACCATTACCATCTGGTTCAAAAACAATTGGTCCTAGAAAACTACATAATTCTCAATGGGGGTTTGTATGTCCTACCGAATCTCCTGATGGAGGTAATGTAGGTATCATAAATCATTTATCAATAATAGCGAGAGTTACAACTAATATAAGTGAAAGTGGTTTGTATGATGCCATTGTTGATGGTGAGTTAATAAAATTAGAAAATTGTACAATAGGGGACATCGCAACATATACAAATATTTTCTTAAATGGTAAAGTTATAGGTCTTCATAAAAATCCTTCATTACTCCAGGAATATATGAAATTATTAAAGGTAAACAGTTTCATTAACATTACAACATCTATTTCATGGAATATTAAAACAAATGAATTCCATGTATTTACAGATTCTGGAAGGATTATAAGACCAATATTTTTATTAAAAACTGATGATAATGGGGATAAATATAATGAACTTATTAGTGGCGATACTTCATATATTGAAAATTGGAAGAAAGCGATCCACGGTTATTTATATGGTATTATTGAAGATATAGATTTTACAACTCCCTATTATTTCAAAGAAGAATTAGCAAAATTAAAGAGTTCTAACAAAAATTATATGGATATACTTCGGAAATCAGGGAGTGTTATTGAATATATAGATTCAATAGAATCTGAAAATGCTTTAATTGGAAGAGATATTAAATCATTTGAAAACCATAACACACATTGTGAAATACATCCTTCTCTCATGTTGAGTGCCGTTGCTCTAAATATCCCTTTCCCCGAACATAGTCAATATCCAAGAAATGCTTTCTCATGTCAACAGACAAAACATGCGGTTGGGGTATATTCCTCAGCATATACAACCAGATTTGAAACATTCTCTCATATTTTAAATTACCCTCAAAGACCTATTGTAACAACTCGTTTTAAAAAATACACCGATGTAGATAAATTACCTTATGGTGCGAATGCTATTGTAGCAATTGCGTCATATACTGGATACAATCAGGAAGATTCTGTTATGATAAATAAAAATTCTGTTGATAGAGGTATGTTTAAGTCTCTATACTATAGGAGTTATGAAGATAGCGAAAGTGATGAAAATGGAAAAAAAGTTTATTTTTCAAACCCTCTCATGGAAAAAAACATACATAAATTAAATCCAGGAAAATATACTAACTTAGATGACCATGGATTTATAAAAGAAGGAACATATATCACTGATTCAGATGTGCTATGTGCTAAATGTTTTAAAACAACAACTTCAGATGGAAAAGAAATAACTAAAGTTGTAGGTAAAAAAGCGAATTTTGGAACTTCTGGTATTGTTGATAAAGTTATTGTTGTAAAAAATAAAGATGGATTAAGGACTGTTAAAATAAGAATTCGGAAAGAAAAAATACCTGGTGTAGGTGATAAATTTGCTTCTCGTTGTGGGCAAAAGGGTATGTGTGGTATGGTTCTAGAACAATGGGAAATGCCCTTTACAAAGGATGGAATTGTCCCAGATATTATCATAAATCCACATGCTATTCCAACAAGAATGACTATTAATCAATTGTTGGAAGTTATCTTAGGTAAGAGTGCTTGTATTAGTGGTCATTTAGGAGATGCTACACCATTTCAAAACAATGATATAAAACAATTTTCAGATGTTCTTCAAGGTTTTAATTATGAAAGGAATGGTGAAGAAGTTATGTATTCGGGTATTACAGGTGATCAAATAAAATCTACAATATTTATTGGACCAACTTACTATCAAAGATTAAAAATTATGGTTGCTGATAAGATGCATAGTAGAGGTACCGGTCCCATGAATTATTTAACAAAACAACCTGCTGCCGGAAGAGCAAATAATGGTGGATTAAGGATTGGAGAAATGGAAAGGGATAGTATTATATCACATGGGATTTCTAGTTTCCTCAATGAATCTGTTATGGAAAGGTCTGATAAATATAAAGTTCAAATAGATAATAAAAATGGATTAATCACATATGATGATAATCTAGAAAGCAAAAAAATGGTAAAAATGCCAAATGCTATGAAATTATTAATTCAAGAATTAGAATCAATGAGCGTTGGAGTTAGATTAATTACAGAAGAATCTGTTAATGAAGATATATTCAATGAATTACATAAAAATGTATCTAAATATTCAATAGAAGAAGATTTCTTAGATGAAGAAATTGTAAATCTAGATGAGGAAGAATAATTTATATACTAACTGGTAATAAATCATCAAAATACTGTCGGGCATAGTTTGTATGTTCTTCTTCCTTGGAATAAACTGAAATAATATTTATATCTTTTGACATAACATTTGTATTTGATATTTTAACATATTTATCATTTGAGTAATATTCACATGGTAAAACACCATAATATCTTATATGGATTATATCTTTCACAACTTTTTCATGATCTATAAATGTATTTTTCATAAATCGTGCTTCAAAATCTTTCAATTCCACTTCTGCAACAATTTTATATATTCTTCTTGTTTTCATCCTTAGAACAAGTTGAGATGCTTGATAACTTATACCTTTCATGTTTATAATAGTATCATCTAGTTCAATAAATTTATCAATATCATCTGATTCCACAATTCCCTTAATGTTAATTTTATCTTCAACCATCTTCAAGTATTCTTTCATCATATGTTCAAGACTACGAACCTTTCTATGATTGTAAACTTCTCTGTACATTATGAAACGAATATGGAAGAAGTCCTCAATATTCGTCCTTACTTTTTCAGAGTATTGAATTTTTCCATCAATGATTTTTGAATAATTCATAATTCTCTGAAACTCAATACCATAATTAAGTCCAGTCATATGTATATCTCTCATTAAGTAATCAAAACGATCTACATCAATACCGTTCTTATTAGAGATAATCTGATACTTATATTCATCTTTTATAGGATTAATAACCTCAAGTATAAAGTCAATTTCATCATCCGAAAATCCTATCTCATATTTTTCGTTCATCACTCTAAGTATCAATCCAGAACGGTATTCATGTTGTTTTTCCTTTGAAACAATATCATCAAATAAGTGACTGTAGGGACCATGACCAATATCATGGATTAAACCTGCAATAGATATACACAACTTTTCCCTTTCTGTAAAATATTTACCATCCACATTGAGGATATCTACATAATTCTTCGCTAGATGGTAAACACCTAGTGAATGTTCGAAACGTGTATGGACCGCACACGGAAACACTAAATAACAACAACCAAGTTGTTTGATATCTCTTAATCTTTGAAATTCTATTGTGTCTATTATTTTCTTCGCAGTTTCACACAAACTAATGTTACCATGAATGATGTCGTAAATCATTGTAAAAAAATGTTTATATTATTTTTATTATTTAAATCAAATTTTTAATTCAAAAGCATAAAGTATTTTCTAGGTGTGTCATTGGTTTTTAGTAACTTGTTTTCCTTAAATAATCTAGCACATGCCGCATTACAAGTATTGCATGGAGTTTTAGCATCTTCCGACCATGGTTTTACATTCATTTTATCTATTTCATCAAAAATTGCCCTTACAGTCCTTTGTTCACCATCTTTACAAACATGAAGTATGTAATCGCTAAATTTTTGAAATGGTTTTTCACCAGGTGTAATGTTTAATAGATCTTGTAGTTGTTTTATTTCTTCATTTTTTTCCTCTAATTCTTCATTTTTTTTCTTTAATTTTGCTTTAAGTTTTTCTATTTCTGTATCCTTTTCAATAAAGATATCTTTTATAGCTGTTATATGATGAGCAACACTCATTATAATATGTTTATATCCATTTCATTTAATTATTCAAATTTATTAGTCCAATCACTATCACCATCAATACAATTTGCTACACTATTTTTATTATTATTAATATATGGTCTACCGATTGCTATATCAGGTGGTAATGATATTGTACAATCAGAATGTTCAACACATTCTGATCTTTCTCTATCCCACCATAAATTAGACGGACATTGATATTCAGGATTACACATCATATTACACATCATAATTTCTGGTTCAGAACATATCAATGGACAACTTGTCCCACAATCATTCCATACCTGGCCACCACATTCTTCCCCTCTATTACAAACAATATTATCTAAACTACATAATTCACCATAATTTGATAATAGTATTAGTATGTCATTAACATCTACAACACCATCATCATTAATATCTTCGTTTAAATCACCACTTTCAGAGAATCTCGTTAAGACCCCTAATAAGTCATTCACATCAATAGAACCATTACCATCTATATCTCCGACGCAAACCTGTTGACCAGTTACAAAAGAAAATAAACTAAATATACTCAAAAGGAAATTCATTATATATATATTTATAATATTCCTTTAAATTTTATTTAAGAATAAAACTCGTAAATAAAATTATAAATGAGTAAATTAACCCTTGATAGTAATTCAGCATTCTATAGTTATGTTATCTACTATACATACGAAAAGAATAAAGATAATATAAAAGATTTTAAATATCTTTCTCAAAGCACTGTAAAACCATACGAATATATTCCACGAAATGAAAGAGGAAATCCGGAACATAGTATAAAAATGTGTTCTCCCAATGATTTAACATTTGATTTTGTTTTTGAAGATAATAAAATAACCTTTGACCATAAAACGAGATTAGATGAAAATAATAATCCAGTAAAGATTTTAGTTCCTGGACCAGGGTGTAATAGTTCACCTGAAGAAATAATATTAAAAGAAATTACACTTCAAGGGGAAAATAACGATATACTTATTAAGTATGTTGATACTGCTAAAATTTATTGTGAAGATAAAATTAATCTTTCAAAAAAATCAACGGAGTCAACTATTAAAGTAAATATGTGGAGGAAAGATTATTGGAACCTACTCTTTAAAAGTCCAAAGAGACCATTAGATACACTCTATTTAAAAGAAGGTCAAAAGGAAGATTTAATTAAAAATATTGAAGAATTTTATGATCCAGATACAAGGGCAGATTATCTCTCTCATGGAATACCTTATAAGAATGTAATTATGTTGTATGGTCCCCCAGGAACTGGAAAAACAAGTACTATTAATACAATTGCTTCACATTTTGATGCAAATGTTTATGTTATACCAATTTCAAAAGAATTAACTGATTATGGTCTAATAGATGCAATTTCTTATTTAGAAGAAAAAGAAGATAAAAGAAGAATTATTATTATTGAAGATATTGATGCCATATTTACAGACCGTAAAAAAGGTGATGATGATAATGGTATTACTCTTCAAGGGTTATTGAATTGTTTTGATGGTTTTGCTTGTGTAGAAGGGACACTACTCTTTATAACAGCAAATAAACCTGAAGTAATTGATAATGCTCTGCTAAGGTCATGTAGAGTTGATTATAAATATGAACTTGGTTATGCGGATGAATATCAAACCAAGTTTATTTTTTCAAAGATGGCACCTGAAAATGATAAAGATTCTTTTAAAAAATTCTATAATTTAGTAAAAAATAGGGAATATACCACAGCGATGCTTCAAGAATTTTTATTCCCTAATCGTAAGAAAGATACTATATTTAACATTATTGATGAATTTTATAGAATAATTGATAATAGCAAAAGTGATTTCTATGAAAAAAAAGACAAAGATAATCTTTATTTATAAATTTGAAAAATTATATAAACATATTATATAAAATAATATTAAATGAATATTGTAGAAAAAGTAACAAATACACGTTTTACACTTAAAAAAATACTATCAACTGAATGGGATACATCTGTCATGCCTGATATGAGTAATAATGAAATTGAAAAATTGTATACACTACCCTCTTCTAAAAATAAACAGATAGCACAATTCGGAGTAGCATCTGCTTGTAATTTCTCATTAAAACACAAAATGATCCCTTCATATAAACTCCACATCATTTACTATAATTTTCCTGAAATTGGAAAGAGTTCATCAAAAATAACGAAATCATCATGTGATAAAATAGATGCTTTATATTCTTCAGAAATGATATCGCCACATGATAGTATTATAATGATTATTAACGATGAAATTTCGGAGTCACTACAAACTAGTTTCGGTTCCCTTAATGTAAAGCTTCAGAATGATTTAGAAATTTCTGAATTAGATGAAAAAGTAATTAGCGAAATGAAAAAAAATAATATTTCACTTCAGAAAAAACATTTTAGAACTGTAACATTGTTTAATGTTAACAATTTAACAAACAATATAATGGATCACCGACTTGTTCCAGAACAAACTGTTGTAAGAGACCGTGAAGATATTAAAACTATCCTTGAAGAAAATAATTGTAGTTCAAAACAACTCCCAATTATTCTTAAACAGGATATCATTAGCAAATATTTAAGACTCTCGCCTGGAGACATATGTAAAGTCACTCGGAAAAGTATTAAAACAGGTGAATATTATTTCTATAGGATATGTTATTGAATAACATCAATCTTATCAAATACACCATATGGTACATATTTAATACGTTCTCCATTACATTCTTCGCCCTTGCTTTTAGCGTAACCCATTGTTATAAATAGTATACTTATTATCATAAGTAGGAAATCATATCTCATTATATATATTATTATTATTTTATATTACATTTTTTTCTTCTTTTATTTTATAAATTATCTTACATGGATGTGATCTGGACAATTTTTGATATTGTCCATATTCATATATAATATAGACTACAAATATTATAAGTAATAATGTAAATACTTCTTCCATATATAATATATATATAGTATATTATTGTTTCACCTTATTTGCCATCCATGGATCAACATCTGATAGAGATTCTTTCATATCATCACTAATAGTCCCTTCATTTAAGATATTATCAACAACCTTTTCAACATCTTTAACAACATTTTCAACATCTTCAACAACCTTTTCAACATCTTCAACAATCGTTTCAACATCTTCAACAACCGTTTCAACATCTCCAACCGTATCAAGTATTTCTTCAACCGTAGAAGGAGTTTCTTCAGGTTCCGGATCGTCTACATCATTTTTCTCCTGTTTTTGTCTTTCCATATCTTCTCTTTTTTTCTGCATCTGTTCTTCTTTTGCTTTCTTAATTTTATCTCTTTTCTCTTCTTCATAGAAAATGTCACGATTAATATTATTTTCCTTGTATTTTTCCATCATTTCATTTAATTGTCCATTGATATAATGTTCATCTTGAACTTTATCAGCACATGGATCCCATGGAAGCCAATAACCCACTTGACCTACAAAAACATGAAAATCAGAATCAATTGATTGAAGTGATTTAGCGCGTTTATCTGCCTCATCACGAGTACTGTATGTTCCACGGACTTTCAAACCACGTATATTTGTTTGAAATTTATTTCTTTCATCAAAATCCTTTTGTAATTCATCTTGATATTTATAAGTATAATCTGTATATTTCTTCATTACATCTTCCAAATCTAATTCTTTATCTTTACAATAAGATTGTAAAAACTTTGATACTTTGAATGACTCTTTTGATTCAATAATTGTTTCGGGGGAAACAAATGATAAACATACGTAACTTTGTCCAGGTAGTGGATCATCCACCTCAAGGAAATCTTCTTTTTTATTTTCTTCAGTCATTTTATATTAAGGTATAGAATAAATTTTTAAATATTAAACATAAAAATTAAAATGAATGAAGAGAAGGTAAAAAAATAAAATTTTATATACTATAATGGATTTACCTGGACAAATATTTGTAAAAAGTATGAATGGTAAAACTATAACATTAAACGGGGTGGATTCAACTGATACAATTTTAGATATAAAGGTAAAGTTTTTAAATAAAGAAAAAATAATTGATGAACCTGAAAATTTTAAATTTATGTTCCCGGCAGGTAGCGTAAAAGATGATGATAAAACAATGAGTGAAATAGGTGTTAAAAAAGAATCTACTCTTTATGTTGTCTATAAATTAGGACCTCCAAAAGAAAAAAAATTCCCGGAAAAAGGAATAACAGGTGAACTATCAAACGATACAATAAAGGATTTAGTTATGAGAGTTATTGATGTGGATAATGATGATAAATCAGTTGTAGTATTACCTGGTAGTGTGATTGGTTCTGATAGAAACTTTTTAGAATCAATGATTACACCTGAGTCTAAATATTATAATAAACATGATTTATTTAAACAACAATTACCATTACCAATATTACAAGAAGCTTATGATAGCAATAAAAATGTCCATATATTTTTAATAGACCCGGGTTTTAATATTACGAATAACAGCATGAATGATGTAAGGAATATTTTTGATTCGGTTAAAGATAATAATGGAGTTATTTTTTCTGATGAAAGTTCTGATGAAATTGATGAAAAAATGGGGTTTTATATAGAAGAAATTTATGATATTTTTAAAGAAATAAATATTAAAAATATTGAGTATTTCACAGAAAAAGGATTGTATGTTTATTTATACGTATTACCATTTACTGTGAGGACAAATGAATTAAATGAACTATCTGACGATTTAAATAATATTGAACATTACATATACCTCAGACCCGACCCCCATCAAAATTTAACAAGTGAAAATTTTAGAACAAACGGTTCTATCACCAAACAGTTAAAAGATTGGCATTCTAATAATATGAATGGAGGTGGTTTAACTCAAGAAGGTATGATGTGGGCAAATGCTGCTGCTGAAGATATGAAAAAAAGACAATCTGGTGGTAAAGTTCCTAATCATTATACCGCCGGTCTATCTAGAAAAGATAAGAAAAAACAACAAAAAAATCTCAAGAAATCTACGAAAGACTATGAAAAAGGTAAATATACATCTAGACCCAAATTAAAAAGTTTTAAATCTAAAAAGAGTAATTGGACATCTAAGTTTGAGAAAAAATATGGTAAGGATATTAAAAAATATAAACAAATTTCAAAAGCAACAGGAATACCTGTCCTGGCATTAAAAGCAGTTGTAAAAAAAGGTATGGGAGCTTACTACAGTTCTGGTTCAAGACCAAATCAAACTGCAGAATCATGGGGTAAAGCAAGGATGTATTCTTACATTATGGGTGGACCAACCAGGAAGGTTGACAAGCATATCACTGAGAAGTATGGTGTGAGATTCTCCTAGCAAGGAAAGGATATCTCCTCCCTGACAAATAAGGATGGTTTCAAATTTTCACCGAAGAGTGATTTTTAAGACGAATTTTCTCCTCAGAGAAAAAATTTGAAATCATCAGGGAGCAGGAGGGCACAACAAACAAACAACACAAACCGCTCACAAACCGCTCACAAACCGCTCACAAACCTCTCACAAATCGCAACCGACCACACGAAGATGCAGACCATCTGCCTCCCGATGACCTTCTCCATCAAAGACCTCATGAATCACCCTCAGATAAAGAAAGCCCTCCGCGAGAGGGAACAACACTACGTGGACAACCTCAAGTGGCTTGACGAAGACCTGGACAAGAAGAACAAGGAAGAAGAAGAGAACCTTCGGATCCAAGAAGAGAATATTTCTCGGATCCGATCCGCTTCGGAGGAGATCATTCCTCTATCTGAGTCCTTCGCATCCTTCATGGATGACTCCGACTCAGACCCCGACTCCGACTCCGACTCCGACTCCGACTCAGACCCCGACTCCATGACCGAGATTGACGATGACACCCTCTCAGAAAAAGCAACGCCCCCCACTCCCACCCCTCGCTCAAAATCCGCCGAGGACGACACCATTCGTCCTCCCAGCATAAAATTTCAAAAAAACAAACACTCTCTATCCGAAGTAGATGACTCTAAGTGGATGATCAAGAAAAGTGCGATCCTGGGTTACTTCGAAGATTCAAAATGTGAAAACTGGAAAGACCATCGTAAGAGTTTCCGTACAATGGTCTATACAGACCCGAAATACATGGATTGGTCTGCGACCCAAGAGAATGGTGGTTGCGGTCCAGGATACTCTCTAAGGAAACACGGGAAACACCGTGTGATTACAGCAGGTGCTAATTGGTTGAACTGGAAAGACGAAAAAAAAGAATGGCAGTGTGATTCGCTCCACTTTGTGAAACAAATATACGATGCAATGGCCAAGCGCCAGAAATAAAAAACTCTAGATAGTCCTTATAGAAAAATCATTTTTTTTTGAGAATGTCTAAACTCTTAAACATATTAATTAATAATCTTTCAATCACATTAACTGTCATTGAATTACCAACTCTTATTTTTAATTGATGTTCAGAAACATTCTCTGGTTTTTTATATGATTTTGGAAACCCTTGCAACATTAAGTATTCCTTAATTGTTGCTTTCCTTTGTTTTGGAACACACCACATATTTGGTTGTGCTGTAATACAAGGTGCCCATTTATTAGAATTAGGAAATTTTGCTTCTCTAAATCCGATATCTATGAATATTGAATCTTCAGGAATTTTTTTAAATAAATTATAATTAGAAGGTTTAATATCAATCTTCGTATTGCATGTATTATCTATAAACTTTTCTAATGGTTTCATTTTTACATCTTGTGGAAATACAAACTCTTTTTTTATATCTGATTTTAAGATACCTATTATATACAACCTTTCCCTGCATTGTGGAATGCCCTGATCCTTGCTATTTATAACCTTATTGTGTACATTATAAGAACCATTGTTTTCTAACCGATTAATTATTTGATTAAAATAATATCCGTTATTTAAAGTTTTCAGTGTTTTAACATTTTCTAATATGAAACATTTCGGCTTCTTTTCTAATATAACCTTTAAACAATCCTCAAATAGATTAAGTCGCGGATCAACTTCACTTTTAAATTTATTAGCACGACTATATGGTTGACATGGAAACCCGGATACATAAATATCTATATCGGGAACATCAACTATTTTCCTTTTTTGAATATCTCCAAATATTATTTTTGGATTATTGTTTTCTTTTATACAATCAAGGGCATATTTATTTGTTTCTGAAGAAAAAACATGATCATAATCTATATCGTATTTATTCTTTATTTTTTTAAGCGCTTCAATTGGTGCCTCTATACCACTACAATCTGTCCCTATATTTAATTTCATAAGTATAATTATTATAAATATATTTTATATCAGTATTTTACGGTCTTATTAAATGAATATTAATAGTAAAATTATTGTTAAAATTATCGTAAATAGAAAGTAACTATCATCATAGATTTCATTTGCAATAATATTATCTTTTAATTCTTTTATCATATAATCTTTCACAAGTTTATAACCCTGTGAAGCATAATATCCCCTAACACCGACACCAGAAATAACAGCAACCCTATTAAACCCTTGTGCATGAGATATATCTTCCGCAACTTTCATCATTTTTTTTCCAAATCCCATATGTTGGACATTACCCTTCTTAGATGAATGGTCTACAATACTACCATATACGTGGAGTTCACGGATAAATGTACAATCATTCAATTCCTTATGTATAATATCCTTATTATTATCATTAATCCTTAATCTCAGGAATCCATAAAGTGTCCTCTTGTTGGGACTCTCATAACTTATAAAATATTCTGTTGATTCTACACCATTATATTCTCGGATAACTAATTCTGCTTTTTCAATATCACATGGATTTCTACCAACTTCTCTACACCTTATATCATCTGAAACTATATCTTCACGATTTATAAGTTTTTGATGTAAGTTTACATCTTTATTTCCACCAATAATATTCATATTTGGAATATCTCGGATAATTCTATTTATTCTGATCCAAGGGAATACATTCTTTTTTATGAATGCTAATACTTCAATAAGGTCTTCTTTATTTTCGGAATATGGTTTATATGTTTCATTTTCATACCATTCTTTTATCTTTGTCCAATCTACTACCGAACACGGATATATCTTTAATTGATCTGCCTGTAATTCAGGATGTAGTAGTTCATATTTAATATAATTCTTATCAACTTCTATTACGCATTTGATACCAAATATCTTTTTAAACATATCAAGATCCTTTTCTTTTGAACTACCCGGAAGATCAGGCATAAGATGCCAATCTACTTTACCACCATTCTTCTTCCAAATACCATTACCTCTAATAATCTGATCTAGGTTACAACCACGGTCAATATAATCTAGTACATCATCATCAATGTGTTGAACACCTATCTGTAATCTAGTTACATTAAATCTCCTCATTCTCCTTATTTGTCTGGGATTTAGATATTCAGGACGTGTTTCAAGTGTGAGACCAATTATTCTTTTTTTAGATGTTTCAGCAATCTTTATTTCTTCTTCTAGTGTGAGTTTATCACGAACACTATTATCTACCGTATTTCCAGCATAATATATATCCCTTATAAATGATTCTTGATATTTTTGTGGATAATTATCCCAAGTTCCACCTAACACTAAAATCTCAATTTTATCTACAATATGTCCACAATTTGTTAGAGCATTCGCTCTATCGTATATCTGTAAAACAGCATCAAAACCATTGCGATTTGCCCTTAGAACTGCTGGTTCTGTTGAAAGGTAACTACGCGGTTGTTCACCCTTAACACCAGTGATAGTATCACCAACTGAAAATTTCGGAAGAGAACCTTTTAATTCTATTCTAAAAGTATTTTCTGAGAAAAGGTCACAATGATTTACCTTATATTGATGATCATTATAGATTATATATGTAAGGAGTCTGATAACTCTTAAATCATCTGACGAAGATACCATAAATTTACAATTATCATCAATCCTCTCTATTTTAAGTGTTAATTTTACACTTGGTTCATTTGGACAATAAGCACAATCGTGACGACAACTAAATTCTTGAATAATCAATTCTCCATTTTCATCTATAAAACTTGGATTAGGTGACGTTAAAATAGTAATTACACTTACTCCTGAAGAAGATCTAACTTTTTTCTTTAAGGAATATTGTAGGTAGCTTTTGTTTTCTTTTATCTCTCCATTTTTTAAAAGTTTAAAATATAATTTATTTAGAGTCGGTTTATTTGGACACAGTTTATATTTTTTTTTAAGAATATCATAGTTCTTTATATAGTCTGTATTTGAGTTGAATTCACATATGAAAAGGTCTTTCGCAAACTTTTTAAGGTTTTCATTCTTGACAATATTTTCTATATCGTCCATGTTTAATGCGTAACAATTATTCTTTTTAATTTAAAATTAAAATATATCAAATTTATATATATAATGGGTTCTTCTAATTCAACAACAATGGAAAGTAAATCAACAACAGACGTTACAAATAATTTTATGCAAAGTATGAATACAGATGTTAAAAATTCAAATTCCGCAGAACTTGATATGACACAGACCCTTACCTTTAAAGCGCCGTTTGCTTCAATGAAAGATTGTAACCTTACAATAGAACAAAATCAAAAAGGAACATTGAGAGCAACCATGGATGCGATGGCTAACCTAACAGAAGAGCAAACTGTAAACTTAGCAGCAGAAATTTCAAATGCTCAAGAATCTGCATTAGAACAATCAAATTCAGGTCTTTCAGTAACTCCAAGTGACAATGAAGCAAATATAAAACAAGAAATTGAGAATAATGTAACAAATAACCTTACTATGTCTATTAACAAAACCTTTGAGAATATGAATTATGCAACAGGAAGTCAAGTCCAAGACGCTACAATAGATCTCTATGGAATGCAATGCGAAGGATCAAATATTTTAATTAATCAGAATCAAGCACTTGAAGTCGTTGCTGAAAATTTAGCAGAAACTATTGCAGATAGTGTACAAAGTGGCGAAGCAGTTACAAAAGTCAAGAATGAACAGACTGCGAAAGTAAAACAGAGTAATACTGGTGTTGGGGCATCTGGTAGTGGTGGATCTAGTAGTTCTTGTATATCAGTTATTGTTTTAGGGGTCGGTGCTGCGGTTGCCTCTGGAGCAATACCCATGCCACAAGGTGGTGGATTAAAAAGAGGGGGTAGTGAACCCAATCCAGTTTCTGCTGAAGGGGGTATGAATAAAGGGATGTTAATAGGAATACTGGTTGTTGGTTTTGCTGTTTTAGCGTTGATTTCTTTATTGATATACTATTATACTCCCGAATATCCATGTCCTGGAGAAGAGGATTGTAACAAAGCATGGGATGAAATTAAAGCATCGGCCCCAAAAGTTCCTGCTGATTTATTACGTAAGTATCATAATTGCCGAATTAGACATCGTGCTAGAGGTATTAAACCTGAAGTTTTTAGACCCCATTGTGAATCATATTGTGCACACGCTACAAGAGAATCAACTACACCCGGTTTACCATCTAATCCTTTAACATGGTTATTTTGTCTAGGTGATCTCGGTGGAGAAGAAGAAGATGAAGGTGATGGTGGTGAAGATGATGATGAAACAGAAACAGAAACAGAAACAGAAACAGAAACAGAAACAGAAACATTTGTCAATTATAAAACTAAACCATTACCAGAAGGATATGGAAATTATTATTAAAATAATATTATATATATATATAATGCCTCCAAAATATAAGACATGTTCAACTGTATTTCAAAGGCAAGGATTAGATGCTGGACATGGACGTATTACAGTACCTTCAAATTATGGTAAAGGTAATACTGATAATGACTCTTGTGGCGAAGTTTATGCCCCTCACGACTGCCCTTCCGGTTATAAATTACTTAGTGGTAATACCCCATACCATGATCATGGTAGAGTAAGAACAGCAGGAACTGCTGTTAGTGATAGTGTATTAAAAAGTAAAATGTGTTGGAGAGGAGGTAATACATCTGGAAGAGGAAGTCAAGCAATTCTAGGGATGAGTCACGGAATTCATGGATCTTATTATGTTAAATCAAATGAAGGAAGTGGATCTAATAATTATGGAAAAGTTTGTTTTAAAGATGGATGGGGATGGAGTAGAACAAATCCAATAAATGGTAATAAAAGTAATATTAATATTGAAGATAATATTAATGCTTGTTGTGGTTTTAAAGATAGTGTTAGAATGTCTGTTCAAGAAAAATATTGTAATCCAGACCATTGTTTTAAGAAAAACAGCGCTGAGTATTCTATATCAAATCCAGATGAAATAACAAAAAAATGTGCCGACCAACTACTGAAAAATTGTAAAAAATGGAGTTTTGTGAATGATCTTATAGGTTTTGAAGATGATAGATGTTCTGATCCAATTGGGCAAATATCAAAAGATACAGGGACTAGAAGAGATAAATTATCTGACCACCATCTTGGTAAAGAAATTAATTATTCTGCCTCAATTCAAAGATCAGAATATTCTAAAATTGGTAATGATTTATGTAAGATTGATGATTTTTTGAATTCTGGAAGTAAAAATGATATTAAAAAGAAGAAAAATAAAAAATGTCTTCAGTGGTGTAAAGATAATAGTGATACATGTGCTCCAAAGATGACAGAAGTTTGTAAGACTATATACGATAGAGTTAAAAAATATCCAGATGTTTTTTCAGATGATCTAAAGAATTTTGAAGGGATATGTGCATGTAACTGGCCACAAGAATTTTATGATAATATAATAGACTATTATATAAAAACATATAATGTTACAGCTGGGGAGGTAGGTACAAGGAGGAAATGTTTATTTAAACCGTGTGGTTCTTCAAATATTAAACACGTTGACCCTCTCGCTTCTGACGATACTTGTCTTCCAACAAATTTTACATCATGTATTCAAAATCTAAATATAGATTTTACAGGTTCACAAATAGAAGGTGAAGTCAATGTTGATGCCGGTCAGTCACAATCATGTGGGACATTCGCCGATTCGGGTGCGGGTGGGAGTGGGAGTGGGGGGGATTCTGAAGGCGGTCCAGGGAAAACCAGCGAAGTATCTAATCCTGGGGGGGGAGATACTACTTTCATTGTGGTTATGGTAGTAATTGTAATATTGGTCATTGCTTTAATTGCGGGTGGAGTTATTATTATAAAGAAATAAAAGTATTGTTCGTATATAAAATATATTTATATTATATAACTATAATATAATATAATGACTGGTGGTTTAATGCAACTGGTGGCTTATGGAGCACAAGATACATATTTAACAGGAAACCCCCAGATTACTTTTTTTAAAATAGTTTATAGAAGACATACAAATTTTTCTATGGAAACTATAAAACAAACTATAGATGGAGATACTCATACTGAAACTACAAAAGAAAATAAAGGAAGTATTATTATATCTAGAAACGGTGATTTATTAAGCAAAATATATGTCACATCTAGTACTTCCGGTATCACGGATGGTTATGAAATAATAAAAGACGTTTCAATTGAAATTGGTGGTCAAGAAATTGACAGACAAACTAAAGAGTGGTTTCAAATATGGAATGAATTAACTATACCTGAAGATAAAAGATTAGGATTCAAAAATATGGTCGGTTCTTTTAATCATGGTGGGACAATAATGAATGAAACAGGAAAAGTTGGTGTTAATCATATTCAAATCCCATTATTATTTTGGTTCTGCCGTAATCCTGGATTAGCATTACCACTAATAGCATTACAATATCACGAAGTACAACTAAATATTACATATGGAACATCCATGGGGGTGAATGCTGACTTAAATGTTGAGTGTGATTATTTTTATTTAGATACTGACGAAAGAAGAAGATTCTCACAAGCATCACATGAATATTTAATAGAACAAATACAATTACAAAAACTAAATAATATTAGTGATCAAAAAATAAGTTTTAATCATCCTATCAAAGAAATAATCTGGACCTCGTCTACAAATTATATTGATGCTTCTTTAAGTTTAAATGGTCATGAAAGATTTGAAAAACAGAAAATGGAGTATTTTCAATTAAGACAACCATATGATTATCATTCTGCGATACCAGGATATAATATACCAATTACTGATAAAACAGAACTTTTAACGACACCCATAGATACAGGTATAACTAAGCACAATATTGAAACAACTATTATAAATGATGTTAATAACTCAAACATCGTGAAGTTAGACTCCGCTTTTTTATCTTTAGGGACTACAAACACAGTAACATTTGATAAATTTAAAGTAGGAGATTACATATCTATCATAATATCTTCGTATTGTTCGGGAGATGGGGATGGCGATACAGAATACTCTAGTGCGAGGAGAGAAGGTGCTTCTGCAGCTGCTCGTAGTTCTTCATCATTATCTATTGGTGATACAGAATATGATGTAACATCCTCAAAAACATCTTTTCATAGAGTAACAGCAATTGATTCTTCCCTTAAAACAGTTACTTTTTCTCCAAATGTGACAGCGAAAAATAATAATAATAATCTCATCAATAGTTTATCAGTTAATTCGGAATTAGGGGACCACCTTTATGTTTATATCTTAGGGAGAATACAACAAAAAGAATCAAGGTGTTCAAGATTAGCAAAAAATATTAATGTATATTCTTTTTCATTGAGACCAGAAGATCATCAACCGAGTGGAACTTGTAATTTTTCAAGAATAGACACTGCTAGATTAATAACGGGTGCTGATTTATCATCAGATGATAACATTTACGGTATTAATTATAACATCCTAAGAATAATGTCAGGTATGGGTGGTGTCGCCTATTCAAATTAAATTTGACATTTACCTTTTGAATTGCTAAAAAAACAATATGGGACTATATACCCACCTTTTCCTCTCTTTCTTCTATATATTTCTCTTAGTCCTTTACTTTTACGATGAAAATGAAGAAAATAGTATATTTTACGCACTCTTAAATCTATCTTATATTATTGAAGCATTTTCTTAAAATACCGCGTAAATACATCTTATATCCGATAATACTTTTTCATATTTTGCTTTTGCTTCTTCTTTTTGTATACCTTTTCCATAATACTCATTTATATTTCTAAAACCCGAGTTCATTTGTATCCAAAACTCTATATCTACTAATAGAGATATATCTTTAATCAACCATACCTTACATTTATCATAATATTTTTGTCTCCAATCATATTTTACATAGTTTAATATTTTTTCTAAGATATCATCCGGTAAATCTTCTATATTTATATTATCTTTTTTATTGATTTTTGTATTATGTAATATTGAATTATGTATAACTAATCGTTTTTTAATACGTTTATTATCAAGATTACAACATGCTCTTCTTTTTTGTTTATGTATATCGTTAATCGTTCTTATATTTAACATATATATTTATCATCCTTTTTAACAATCAAATTTATTTTCTAATAAATATTAAAATGAATACCGAATATTCTACACAAACAATTTCCAGTTCTGGACCACAATATCCCTCAACTACCGAAGAGACTGATCCAATTGAGAATCAAAAATTTATAAGTAAAATAAAGATAACT